CCCATATTCAATACTTGCTTTTTCAGCATCACTCACTACTTGACTAGGGAAAGCACTATTGGTATTAGTATATATATTCATTAATTTATAATTTTTGATAAAGTTCCTTTATTATTGTATTTTTTTATACCCAGATCAACAGCTTTTAATTCTCTCTTGTTAACAGGTGAATACCTGTGTTTGTTACAAGCCATTAAAGCTAAACCTGAACTAATTGAAGCATCATGAGTTGTTCTATTATTTATGTTAAATCTAGACCAATCCTCTAATGTTCTTTGAAAATACATATCTCCATAACCTGTTTCTTTTAGTCCTACAAAATGTTCTATGTAAGTTTCAATTGCAGACGCATGAGCTTGTTTAATGTCTTCACTTGAATTAGGTATACCACCTATTTCTCTTTCTGTAACAGATAATTTATTTCTTTTTTTATCTGGTCTATTCATAGCAAAACCCCTATAACCTCTACGTTTAAAATAATAAAGTAATCTTGGTTTGTTGTTTTCTGCTAATATTGGCATTCCATAAAATACGCAAGCCATAAGTACATCTTCAAAAAATATTTCAGCAGTTTGTGGACGAGCTATATATTCTAAGAAAAAATGATTAGGTGGAACTTCTTCCATGCTAAATTTTGTTAAACCGTGTAAAGATCCATTAGATCCTCTTTTATCTACTGTTCCTGATATATCATATGGGTCACATCCAAAAGCACCACAATGCTCATTACCAGGATAATTAATTCCATTTTTTAAATACCTTTTGTTTTGAAGGTGTGTAGGTGGAACCCAAGTTACTAAAAATCTTCCTTGATTATTTGGAACAAATATAACTTTTGTATCTTTATAACCATTTTCCCATTGAAAACTACCTTTTGCAACTCCTAATGTGTTTTTTAAATCTTCATTAAAATCTATCTGTTGATATATTTTTGTAAGATTAAATAAAGATGATTTAGATTCATCTCTAAAAGCGTGTTTAGTGGTTCTTGGGAATTGTCTATAAAATTCATTTAAGCCATCTTGATCTTCTTTTAATCCTTCTACCTCATTCTCCCAATATTCAACAACTCCGAGTTTAATTGGTATTCCATGAGGTCCATGCACTTTTCTTTGTGGGGTGTCGAATACAGGCATCCCGTAAGAATCAATGTATCCTTCGTAATTCCATTCCATAGGAATGAACAAAGAATATAGTCCTGAGCGAGTCTGTCCATTGCTGTTTCTTTTCGTAACATCTGAATCATCATATAGTTTTTTAAAATTTCTACCTCCTTTATCTAATGCGTTAGATGTTGATCCCATCATACATTTACCAATAATCCTACTACCAAGTCTTAGAGTAGTCTTTGTAACCCTCCAGTTATTTAAAATATTATTTGGCCTTTCCCATTTACCAGATTCATCATGTACTAATAGTTTTAGTTTTTCACCATCATAACTATTATCACCTGTGTTTTTCCAGTCAATTGTTGTGTCAAGACCTTGTAGTTCTAAATCTTCGCTTCCTGATTCTATACTTCTTCTAGTGAATTTAGAAGCTGGTACTCTATATGCTAATTCTGTTTTAGGTCGATCCATACCATCTTGAATCGGTTTAAAGAAGAAAGGATAGTTTACTGATATTGGAACTACTTTATCGGTAAACATTTTTTTAGCATCAGGACCTGTTTTAGATAGTATTCCATATCTTGAATCACTAGATATTGTAGCTAAATTTACAACTTCTCCTGAAGCCATAAAAGAAAATCCAGAACGTCTATTTTTAAGATAACACATTCCATATGCTCTTATATCAGCTTTACAAGCTTCCCAAAATAAAAAGAATAATCTATTTGCTTCTCTATAATCTGGTGCTCCAACATCAATTTTAGACCACTGTAGATACATGTAGTGAGTACCTGTAATATAAGTAGCTTTTCCCTTATTGTAAAACCAAAAACCTTCTTCCCGTCTTTTAAATTCTTCATCAATATACTCAAACCATTTTTCTTTAAAATCTTGAGGATATTGTTTCCAATCAAAAACTGTTTTAATCTTACTTAAAGGTTTAGGATATTCAGTTTTATTCCATCTATCATCTTCAAACTTATGAACCTTTTCTTTTTTAGGTAAAGCTATTTTTAAATTTTGTATTTCATATATCTCACCTATTTCACCTGTTTTAGATATAACTACCATATCATGGTCTTCATTATATCCATATTCCCACTTCTTAAATTTATTTTGTTTTTTAAGAGTTTTAGGTTTGATATAATCAGGTAATACTTTATATAGAGTTTGCTCGTACATTACTTAGATCTCCCTTCTGCAAAACCTTTAAAAGTACTTTCTTTCTTAACTTCTTTAGGTTTATTTTCTAACATATCTTGCTCTTCTTGTATTCTATTCAAAATCTCAAAAGCATCAAATATTGCTAACTTTTTAGTCGCTGCAGCATTCTTTAATCTATCTGCGGAAATATCTGGTCCAAAATCTATAATAGGTTCTTTAGCAACTTTAATTAATTCTTTAACTGCTACTCGCCCAGCTTGGATTATATTCTTTTTCGTTTCCTTTACGCTCATACTTTATAACAATATCATTTGATTTCATACAATATAAACGCTTACCTTCTACTAAAAACTCCCATTCTCCATTAGGAGTATAACCTACTAGGTCTCCTGGGTTAATATTAAGTGCGTTTAATGAGTTATTACCATGTTTTAATATGCCAATTAACTTTCTTTCTTTATCTAGTGTTAGATCATCAGTATCTTTAATAGGCATTATAAAACATCTATCACCAAAACTATGCCAACCTTTTTTATTTTTATATAAATATATCTGATCAATAGCACAAAAATATAAATCATCTTTAAAGTAAGATCTACTTTTCTTTTTTTCACCTCTCATATCATAAAAGGTTCTAAAAACATTTTGATGAATTACTACAATATCTCCTACTTTTATTTTAGTGTTAAAAGCTAAAGGAGTTTGTTTTACTATTGCTAATCTATTTACAAACTTCCAGTTTTCAATTTTAGTATTAACAACAATATCTTTGTTTCCAATTTTTACCGTATTACTATATTTATCACCTAAAGGTTGTATAATAAAATCATATAAACTTTTCATTAGTATTCTAAATCATACTCAACAGATATTGCCATGTTAGAATTAAACTTCTTCCAAGGTAATACCTCA